CTTTTTAATAGGTACTAAGGGTTACACTGCCCTCAAGGTGTGTGTCATTAGAATTGGTCTGATGGCATTCCATTGAGAACTTGAGGGTTAGTGTATTTAAAATTACTTATTCATTACATACATAGTAACTTCAAAGCCGAAACGCATTTCTGTAGCTGATGGTTTTGTCCACATAGTAGTAGTCCTTGTTAGTTAATCAAGACTCTATTATACTAGGTTTACTAAATAACTCTCACGAGTTATGTATGATTAGGAGCTAATGAAAATGACTAAAAAAAATTTAGGAATTTTAGGTGTTGTAATATTTCTTGGTAGCTTGATAGCAATAGCTATCAATACTGCACCACACCACAAGAATTACCATTGTCATGGTAAGAACTTTCATCTCTATGAAAGCATAGAGGCTAACGGCAATGTATTTTTAAAGACAAAGAAAGAGTGTATTGATATAAGAGATATACCGTTTCGCACTAGCATTAAGGAGGTAAAAAAATGAGTGACCCAATAAACCCAGAACATTACAAGAAGGGTGGTATAGAAACTATTGAGTACCTTCAAGCAAAGCTAAGTAATTCTGAGTTCTATGGCTACCTTAAGGGTAACGCTATGAAGTACATTAGCAGAGAAGGATTAAAATCTGAAAAGCTTTTAGATAAGATTGAAGATTGTAGAAAAGCTCAATGGTACATAGAGCAAATGGTTAAAGTTCATCAAACAGAAATAGCTGTGCTAGAAGCTAAGGTAAAAGAAGATGAGTGGATAGAAGACCCTTTGCATGACGAAGACTGAAGAGGTTTACGGAGAGCCATTCTATTGCCATAAGTGTAACGAAGAGGCTATGTTTATGGATANAAATAAATTATGGTGGTGNTCTTTTAACTGGCAAAACTTTAAAGAGCATCATGGATTATGCAAAAATGATAAAAGTAAATAACCCTAAATGTAATAAGTGTAAGAAAAAAGCTAGGCTTTATCATGAAGGTTGGTGGTGTGGAATCAAGTCTTACATGGGTTCATTTAATATGAGAGGATACTGTACCAATGAACGAAAAACAAAAGACAGAGATAAAGACTGAAAGATTTATGATTGAAGGGTATCCCTATAGCATTACTTACATACCAGATGGGGATAAAATTAAGATTCAAATCATGAATGAAGATAGCTACAGAATACATTATAAAGGAGAGATATAATTTATGAAATCATTATTACTTTTATTGATATGTGCTTCATCAGCTTTAGCAGAGCAAGTAAATTATTACGGAGATGATGGAGAGTTAGTTATTATAAGAAATGCTAAAGATGTTAATGTAGTTGTTGACCAGTACGGAGAGGAGAGCTTGCAAGTAACTCCCAGTGATAATGGTCAAACATTTATATATGGAGATGAGCTAACTATTATAGAAAAGACACCTTACGGAATCATTAGTTACTAAGGAGTAAGTATGGTAGTTGAATTTGTATTAGTTGTAAGCGTTACTGCACCAATAGACAACTTTAAATACATTGGTCATTTTACTAGCTGCGACCAAGCACAACTCTATGTTGAGCTAAGCATACCAGAAGCTAAAGCAACAAGGTGTTTGCTAGAGGATTACATTTACTTGCCAGAAGATTTAAAGAAACGAATAATTAATATTCATGATAACTGTAAGGTAAACAGGAGCTGTTAAATTGAGAAGACTGCATCAGATGTACAGACACTTTGATAAAGACGACAACTTACTTTACATTGGTATCTCTATCAATGCGGTTAATAGATTAAGAACACATCAAACAGCATCTGGTTGGTACAAAAGCATACATAAAATAGTTATAGAAAACTACCCTTCAAGAGAAGAGTTAGAATTAGCAGAAATAAAAGCTATACAAGATGAGAATCCAAAGCATAACATGTGCAGATACTCTGGAGAGAGTGGTAGCTTTAAGGGTGATGGTCTGACGATAGAAGAGAACGAGCAGTTAGAAAGAATTATTATTCAGCAGTGTAAGTTAGCAAGAAAGAAAATGATTAAGCTATTTAAGAGTGCTGTTAAGGGTAATAAAGAATCTTTGATGGAGGTTATATATATTATAGGAGGAACTGTAATGGGAAAGGGAAGCGGTAGAAGACCTACTGACGATAAGAAATTTTCTGATAACTTTGACAGGATATTCGGAAGCAAACCAAACGATAAACAATTTGAAGGGAAACCAGATGGCAATAAGTCCGACACAAAGAACCCTAAAAAGACTAAGGGATAGTGGTGACTACCCTTTAGTTTCCATAGTAGAAAGATGGAACGCATTTGCCAAGATACGCCAAGACCTCTTTGGCATCATAGACTTGCTAGCAATAGACAGTAAAGGTAATACCGTAGGAATCCAAGTCACTAGCTATAGCAACATTAGTGCAAGGGTAAAGAAGATGGAGGGTAGCGATGCTATCCCTCATTTAAGGGATGCTAACTGGACACTCATTGTTGAAGGGTGGCATAAGAAAGACAACAAGTGGGTTAGCAGAATTGTAGACATCAGTTAAGGAGATTGATATGGATAAGCAAAGAAGTAATTACACGCAAGAAGAGTTACAAACATTTGAACAGAGAGCAGTAGAGTTTATAAAGAAAAATCCTAATGCAAACAGAACAAGAATTGCAAACTACGCAGGAGTTGGTATTACTGTATTAGTAAAGCTGTCAAAGAATGGAGCATTTAAACTACCAGAGCCTATGAACTCAAAACAGGTACGAAAGACACATGACTGGGGCAATATGTTGGGCAGTCTTAAATGAGAATAGAACGCCTCATGGTGTTACTAGAAGACTGGAGTTTATGGATGAAGCATGACAGTCATAAGCTAGGATACCCATCTAAATCTTTAGGAGTTTCTGGAGGTCATGACTCTAGCCATGATGCCTTTGAGTTTATGGTAGATGAGTCAGATAAAAAAAATATTATTACTATCAATGCTATTATCAATAGCCTACCACAAGAGCAAAGAGAGGCTGTCTATGCTAGATGGTTGAAAAGTAAAAAGCCTGTGTACTATGAATTAAAATTAGACTTAGCAATGGATAACTTATTAACAATTGCTAGCAGGAGAATATACGCATGACTAACGCAATGAGAAACCCTAATGCAGCACACATAGATTTTGGATTTTTAGCAGGCGTTATACCCAGCTCTCCAAAAGCCATGCCATCTGATTTAGATATGATATTTGAAAGGCACAAACAATTCTTTATTGGTGAGTGGAAGATGTTAGGTGAACCAATAAGCTATGGTCAAGAGATAACACTAAAGGCTTTGTCTGGTTTAGACAACTTCAATGTATATATTATACAAGGCTATTCAAACAGCAGCGGCAGAGTGGTTGGTAAGATACATAAGCTAGTAAACAATAAGCTAGTGAATATGGGAGAAGGTGAGGAAAGATTGAAGAGTATCATTAAAGCATGGTGGGATTATGCTAGTAATTAGGTAGGGTTACCCCTCAAGTGCATAAAGAAAACCTCACCACAAGGCTCAGGAAAAGCCAGGACAAGTGTTTAATCGTCTAAATCAGGAACATTAGCATAGATAGAATCAACTATCATCTCTACACTCGTGCCATCATCTAACCATATAGTCAAAGTATCTTCACCATAAACTACATCTACAGCGTCTATAATTTTACCAGTGATATGGTCTGCAATAGATTGTATATCCAATTTTACTTTCCTTGTGTGGTTGTACTTTAAATAAATGTTGTGTTTTGATAGGATATTATTGTGGCTTTTGGTAAATCATTGCCCCTTCGCCATTGATTATTAATGCCTGCTTTCTAGGAGTTCCTCCATCTTCAACGAAAGATATATGAATCCACCTATCAAATTCCAGAATAAGCTGGTCGTAACGAATATCGGAACTAATAATATCAGCAAAAATAATTTGAGGACTGCCATAAGCGTTAGATGTAAAGTCACAAGCCAGACCTTGAGTGTGTTGAGAGGTTCGTTTGCTACCCAATAAATCGTTAAGTTCAGTACAGCGATAACCAGAAGATACATATATGGGTGCGTTAAGTAAGTTTCTAACATCTTCCATTCCGTTTGCTAGTATACATAAGTTGTCCAGTATTCCTTCATGAGGAGTGTTGTCTATACCTTTCCTTGCAGCCGTTTGGCTAAAGGTAAACTCTTCTAATGTAAAGTGAGGTGTTAACCTTGTCATTTAGTTAATCCATTTTTCTTTTCGTATGAACGTAATCCACCTAATCCA